GAAGTAATCTTGCTTCTTATCTTTAAATTCAAAATCTGCTTCTTCAAAGTAGTTTGGAATCACTACATCATAATTATTACCGTTGACACTCTTTCCTTCACTTCTCCACCCATAAGTAAAGTTTTGTAAGAACGAAGACTCAAATGCTTTATATGCACAATATGACCCCCTATATCCTACGCCCGGCTCACAGGTTAGAAATAGTTTAACTTCATCAGCGATTGGTTTATCGTTGGAACCCATTGAGCACAGTAAAAAGTGGTCATCCTTCTTTCTTTTGTTGATTTCTTTTATAGCATTCTTAAAAAACTTTTGACTTGCTTTGTTGTAAGGGGGATCAAAATTATGCTTAAAAAACGAGCTGGTATGGTCATAGCCGAGCTCAAACCTATTATCTCCTACTCCATACTCATCTCTAATATCATTCAAATCTAGCACCTTTACATACTCAGTACAGATAGGATCACCACCTTCTACTCCATAGACATAAACAGTATGACCTGCTTCTGTTAGCATCTTGCTTAACTTCCAAATTTTTTGTGTAAACGCACAGCCAGGGAATCTTTCAGCTACTGGTAAATGTGTTAGTCCTAAAAAATGAAAGGTATGCTTCATGGTCTAAAATAAGTTGGTAAAGGCGAAGTTTGATAGTGTAAATTTAATTTTATCCATTCAATATAAAGACCTATGTCTGATGTTACCTCTATATCAACTATTGGCCACGATATAACAAATGTATAGTTGTCCGGTTCTGTTCCGACTTTTTGTATATTTGATAGTTCCAATTCCAAACTATCAATATTCCGAGAATTGCCATAAGTTACGATTTCATATGAGGCCCCATCACCCCAGAGGGCATCACCAAGAAGGGTGGTATTGCCAACATCTATACGGCTTCCTCCATCATATATAGAAGGGTGTATAAAATCATCAAAGACAGTAGTATTAGTTTCAATATCCAACCTCCTTTTCATTGATACAGAAATACCAGTCAATCCAGTAGTTTCTATTGGCACACTCGTTGATAGGGTAAGCCATGTTACTCCCCCCGAAAAAAAAGTAGTTGAGCTCCAAGCATAATCTTCGCTTCCATTTAGGATGTTATTTTCATTTGTCCAATTACTATTAACATCACTTACCGTATCAAAATATCTAGAAATTGTACTCATAGCTTAAAAATTCCGTAATAACATAAACCGTTTGCACCTTTAGTGCCATCTAACCTCTCTACCTTTCCATATCCACCTAACCATTTATCTAGGTCTTTCTTAGTTAGATTATGAATATGTCCAGGAGTAATACCAGTTTCTACCCATTCAAACACTCTTACTATCTTTCCCGCCTTTAAAGCGTTGTGGCATATCTTTTCTGGGTTTTCTGTGTGTTGAAGCACATTGTAGAACCAAACTTCATCAAACCCTTTTAATTCTGGATAGGACACATTTGAATAAAGGTCTATATCTTCTGCCTTTATATTTATAAATGTAATTCCCTTTTCCCTATACCTTTCTTTAACCCATTCGGGATAAGAGCAGGGATCAACTACTACACAACCTTCCGGCTTTTCTACTTTAAGCAGCATTGAAACTTCTCCACCACCTATATCTAATACCTTTCCATAGTTTTTAAAATTGTAAGGAGTATAAGCAGTACGATAAACTTCAATACCCATCTTGGAGGCATAGACGAATTGCTTTTCTTCTTCATGGAAAGTATTTGCTCCTATGGTTTCATGCCAGTGAGCTTCGAATTGTTGTGCTTGCTCCCACTCGTTCATTTAACTGTAAATGGTTCGGTATAAAAATTATACTCTATTGTTCTCCCCATTGTAAGTTTATAAATTACCCTGCATGTATACCTATATGTTTCTGGTACTAAACTCATAGGGACATCAACCGCCCTTACTTCATTATGATCTCCTACTGTATTATTATTTGATCTTTCCGAAACCTGGTAAATGATTTCATCCTCAAAGGCACACTGCATTGTAGCTGGAATATTCATTAGTTTGGTGAAGTCCGATCTATACATTAAGATTCCACCATTCTCAACCTCTGGTGTAAGAACTTCGTATACACCATTACCGTTCTTATCAACCTTATCAAATTTCAGTATTTCAAAAGGGTAGTAGCTCATATAGGCATAAAATATCATTATGCCAAAAGCTAGTAATAATACTAAGTAGCTGAAGTAATCTAATAAATCTTTAAATTTCATAGTTGTAACCCCCTTGTTAAAGCGGTAACAACCGCAGTTAAAATTAATCCTATCACACCATAAACTAATTTCTGAATAGTAGATAGGCGCTCATTTAATATTTCACACTTTGTAGTTAACTTTGCCACTTTCTCTGTGAGTTCTTTAATAGCTTCTGTATTTTCTCTTGTATCTTGTGCGTTACTCATTATGCCGCTTCATAAAATCCCTGAATTGATATTTCGTCTGTATTCGCCCATGTAAAAGGCGTTGTCGCTGCAGGATCAGTGTAACCCACATAACTACCACCTGCGTTGTATATCCACAGCGATCCAAGTGTACCCCCAGTTCCCATATATACAGTTCCAGCATAATAAGCAGTGCCAGTATCCCTATAAACTACTTCCGCTATTCTATTAACTCCAGCACCATAGTTTTTAGCCGCTACTGGTAATGCAAAATATGGTGAACTTCCCATAGAGCTTGTAGTGCCAAAGATAAGCTTAATGCGGAATATAACTGTTTTGCCTATAAGTGCATAGTAGCCAGCGTTGGTGGCATTGCCTACTGTAAGATTAGTCCAGCTAGGTGTCCATGTTTTCCAGTCGGCTACATGAATTACTTTATTTGCCGAGCCATCACCTATCAAAATACTTTTATCTGTAGCGTCAAAACCATATTGTCCAGCAGTAGTACCACCAGCACCTGATATTATCGGTGATGTCAATGTAATCCCGCTATTCATTGCTTGTGTTTTTAATTTCGTTTCAGCCACTCTAGTTTATATAATAATTAAGCTGCTTCATAAAAACCCGACAATTGTAAAGTATAACCATTAACATTACATTCCGAATTGTCATAAGTGAAAACCTTTGCAGTTGTAGTAGATATTCTATAAACATTCAACATTTTACCCACTGCCGTACTCTCCCTTCCCCAGCCAATAGAATATCCAGCACTTGCATTTGAGGTTACTGGAAGTGAGAATTGTAAAGATGTTGATGTACCCTTATCTGTAACAGAAACTGTTAAGTGATAATATACAAGTTTGCCTGCCTGAGCGTATCTCCCAGATGCACTAACTGTTGTAAAACTTCCAGAAGCAGCTGATATAGTAGGACTCCATGCGTTCCATGCTCCCATATGAATTATTTGGCTATTACTACCATCACCTATCTGTAAATCCTCACCTGTTCTATCAAATCCTATTGATCCATCCGCGGTTGGTGAACTATCCGCTAGTACCAAAGTTGGAGTGTTTACTGTCGGGCTAGTTAGTGTCTTATTAGTTAATGTCTGGGTATCACTTGTCCCTACTACATCACCTGCGGGCATTGTCTTTCCATACCCGCCTATGTATTCCCATGTGCTTGTTGAATCATTGTATATTTTTAATCTTCCCGCCATTTTAAATGTTTAATAGTTAAGCTGCTTCATAAGTACCAGTAGCTATAATAGTATGCGTGGCCGCCCAGGTATAAGGAACCGTTGAGCTAATTGCTCCCCAAACTCCATAACTCCCGGATGTTGTTAGACACCAAATATTGCCTTCTTTAGTTATCACTCCAATTGCAACCGAACTTCCTCCAAAAAGCGTGACATTACCTATAATCGTATAAGACAAATGAGTAGCTATTGCTACGGGAAGGGTTAATATCAAAGCTCCTACTGTTGGTGTTGCTCCTAGTGTTAAGGAGGCCCTAAAATGTACTGTCTTTCCTATCTGGCAATATGCCCCTGTATTAGCCGCACCTGCTCCATTATTGGTTAGATTAGTCCAAGTAGGTGTCCATGATGTCCATGCCCCTGCACCAGTCGGAAACATTGTTGCAAACTGTACCCCATCTAGTGTATCTGCATTACCACTTACACTTATCGCCTGTTGATAACTTACCAATAGTACCGATCCAGTTGTAGGGGCGGTAGTAAAGGTTATTGTATTACTATCTGTTTCTGTATAATCTGCTCCACCACCCTTCATTAACTGTCCATCTCTATATACTTGTATTGTCCCTGCAATATAGTTATTAGCAGTATCATAAACCGTATTAGAGCTATTTACTAACCCGCTAGGTACTTCATTAAAGACAAAGGAGTTACCATCGTGATAGGTGGCATCATCTGTATCCCACCATAGCTTTCCATCTGCTGTTGCAGGAGCGCTTGTTCCTACATAAGGTACATCCGCACCTGTCCCAGTATCTCCCTGTACTCCTGTATCTCCCTGTGCTCCAGCCACACCAGTGTCGCCTTGAGTTCCAGCCCCTGTATCACCAGTTACTCCTGTATCCCCTTTCGCCCCAGTAGTTCCAGTAGCTCCAGTCACACCAGTAGCACCCGCAGCTCCAGCACTTCCAGTATCTCCCTGTTCTCCCTTTTCTACTAATAAACTCCAATATGTTGTTTCGGTAACAGGATTTTTATTTGTTCCGTTTTGTATTGATATATACCCACTTCCATTATATTCAACACAATCATTAATTGTATATGCCGTACCAGAGTCCCATGCACCTTTCCATGGATATTCTGTTCCTGTATCGCCAGTTACGCCAGTATCGCCTTGGTCACCAGCGTTACCCGCTGAACCTGTATCTCCCTGTATTCCAGTATCACCCTGGTCGCCAGCTGAACCATTTGCTCCTGTAGCTCCTGTAACTCCAGTTGCTCCAGTAACTCCTGTGGAACCCGTAACTCCCGTAGCGCCTGTAACTCCTGTGGCACCTACCACTCCAGTATCGCCTTGCGTACCTGTATCTCCTTGAATACCTGTATCACCTTGATCACCTGCGGTTCCGGTTTCTCCTTGTGTACCTACACCAGTATCACCCCGAACGCCTGTATCACCCTGTGTCCCAGTAGCACCAGTCACTCCAGTTGCTCCAACAGCTCCGGTATCACCAATACCCGTATCACCTTGGATACCAGTATCTCCTTGCGCTCCAGTATCTCCGGCAACGGTTGAATCCGCTCCAGTATCACCCTGTACTCCTGTAGCCCCAGTAATTCCAGTGGCACCAACCGCTCCAGTTGCTCCTGTCGCTCCAGTAGCACCTGCTCCAGTGTCACCCTGTGTCCCTGTATCACCCTGATCCCCTGTCGTTCCCGTATCTCCTTGAGTTCCTTGTGTCCCAGTATCACCTTGAGTTCCTGTATCACCCTGAGTTCCTGTTGCTCCAGCCACACCAGTGCTTCCTGTTACTCCTGTATCACCACTAGTCCCAGTATCTCCTGCAACACCAGTAGCACCCACAGCTCCAGTTGCACCGGTTACTCCGGTATCTCCTACACCAGTGTCGCCTTGAGTACCTGTATCACCCTGATCACCCTGAGTACCAGTATCGCCCTGTACACCGGCCCCGGTATCGCCTTGTATGCCAGTATCACCTTGCACAGTAGAATCTGCTCCAGTATCTCCTGCTACACCAGTATCTCCTTGGACACCAGTATCTCCCTGTGTGCCAGTATCACCAGCAACCGTTGAATCGGCTCCCGTATCTCCTTGGATTGCATTATCTGTAATATAATCTTGTAATTCTTCTATATATGCCTTAGTAATTAATAAAGCAACTCTAGATCCAGCAGCGTGTACTTTACCAGTAGTTCCATCTTGTCCTCTAGTTATAGTAAACGTATCACTTGATACAGCGGTTACTTTAACTATCTCCATATTAGAATCATCACCAGGAGAAGTGTAAAGTTCACTCCATATAGTTATTAAAAAATCACCTGAAGTTGGAAACAATGTACCATCACCAGAAGTAACAGAACATTCAGTAGCTATCGCGGTTATATCAGATGCTAATTCTGTTCTTGCGTTATTTGCAACTTTTAAAAACGCCATTAGCAGTTATTTAATATTGAATATACACATAAGCATCGTGAGTACCATCAGTGGTCTCAGTAGCTGTTACTTTAATAAACTTAAACGCATAATTCTCTAAATCTAATGCGTATATTGCATCAGCATTAGCTGTACCAGTATCGTAACTAGCAACTCTTGTCAAACCTTCGGATATAGCATTCGCAGCGTTAACAACTAACATGTTAAATGCATGATATGTCGTTCCATCTAATGAACCAGTAACTGTAAACACTGTTTTTCCTGAACTATGATTTGTTCTAACGAATCTACATACTACTTTCTTTGCATCCTCTATATTAATAGCTGGTGAAGAAGTTGTTGCTGTAGCTCCATTAATTACATGTAATAATTGTGTTCCTGCCATTTGTATTTATTAAAAATTATTACTTACTTACTAATCTGGAAACCCACTCTCGTAGGTTCCCAATCAATAACTAAGAAGTTGCTCTTAATACTAAGTAATTGATATCTGCATCATTACTTGTATTAGCTGCACTTAACACAAATGTAACTGTTCCTGATCCAGCTACTGCTGAACTAAGAGTTGCAGCCTCAGTAGGCGCTGCTGCAATACTAGCCACAACTGTATCTGTTGCTGTTACTCCAGCCACTGTTGCTGTACCAGTTGCTCCTGAACCTGCCCATTGATAAGTACCAGCATACTTAACAACATGAGAAGGTGCTACTGCTGAAGCAAGATTAACTAATCCTACTCCACCAGACGCAATCTTATCAGTTGTTACTCCGCTATCTGCAAGGTTTGTAGTACCAACACCACCCGCTGCTATCTTATCAGTTGTTACTCCGGAATCTGCTAACTCTGCTGTTCCAATAGAACCTGCAGTTGCTTGAATATCTGCGGTAATTGCTCCAGCAGACGTTATAACTGTTGTTCCATTCACTGAAAAACCAGCGGCAGAATCTACAGGTCCTGAAAAATGTGTAGTTGCCATAATTTAAAAATTCACTAATCTAAATATTTTACCTTCTATTATCGTAAGAAGTCTAACGATTAGTTACGATCACGGTTTCACGTGATATTCTGATAAACCTGTAGTACCTATCTTTTTCTTAAGATCACTTACAAGTTTCATCTTATTTAGTATTCTACTTTGATCTGCAGATGTCACTCCTGGCTTTTTAAGCTTATCACTCATTTTAGAGATCAACCTATCAGCCATTTTCTGATGATAACTAGGATCTTTCTTTAAAAGATCTTTTATTACCCTATCATCTGTCATGTTCATTTTAAATACTTCTAATCTATTAATTATGGCGGAGGTTAAACGATAAGGTAAAACTTAATGAAAACCCCTATCTCTCCGCCATGCATTTTTAAAGTTGATCAACATTAGTCAATGAATTAATCAGAGACCGTGGTTGAAGCATCACCAATGGAAGCCCAAATACCTCTCCAATCAGTCCAACCTCTTGCTCTCTCGTATCTGATCTTGTAATATACAACATCATTCATGAATCCAGCAGATTCGTCTTTCTCAATTGAGGGTTTCTCTCCCCATTGCCATAATAGACCATGATTGGTTCCATCTTGTAGATACCATTTATTATCATCTGCTGCTGTTCCAGTAGCTGCTGCTCCAAGATATCTTAAACCTACTAATTCCAATAATCCTTTATAGATATTGTAATCATTATCTGATGTTGTAGGTCTTAGATCGCTCTTAAGAACAATTTGAGCTAATTTGAAATTTGCAGTACCCTTTGGAATCAATAATCTAGTAGCATCAAGATCAATTGTCTCTCCTCTATCATCTAACTGATTCTGAAGAGCAATAATACCTGTCCATAGATTTGCTTCACTAAATGCAATAGAACTCGCAGAAGTGTTAGATTGTGCAGTTCCACCATCTGATCTCAAGTGACCAACGGAGAACAAATTTTTTGTATCTCCATAAGCACACATTGTTGCGGTTGGTGTTGCCCATCCTAATGTAAGAATCTGAGCAGCTTGCTTGCCAACATCTCGTCTAGCAGCTTTAGCTAATTTCTTACCAGCATCTGTCAAATCTTTTGTCCTACTCCACTTATTCATCTCCCAAGTAATAGGTACTGTTACACCTCTCTTGGTTACTGTGAAGTTAGTGTTATAAGTAGCAATAGGAGCATCCTCTGGATATCTACTACCTTCATTAATCTCTGAGAATGTACCAGCCAAACCAGTGAATCCTGTCATTTCATCTGTCTTATTGGTCTGCTTATCTACATTGAAATAAGCTTCCAACATTGGCTCATTCTCCTTGTATTCGTCAACAAAATACTTCTTAATAGCAGCATCAACCGCTTTAGAAAGAATAGATGTTGATACAGGAACTTGTGGTGTTGCCATGTTTCAAAAATCTAAAAATTAAGTTAAACCGTAAAGTATATGTTCAGCTATCATGAAAACTCCAATACTAGCATCTCCATTATAAGGAGGAATTTCAGAATTGAACTCTAACATCACAAACTGCCCTGATGCTCCAGTTGTTGAAGAATCAATCAACTGTGCTCCAGTTGTTCCAGTTAGATCAAATCTAGTACCTACGTGAGTTGTTGCTAAGATTGTATTTACTTGATCAGCAGCACCAAATACTACTAAAAATGGAGTTACATTAACATTTGCAGTTCCACCTGATGTGGCTGCTACCTCATATACACCAAGCAGAGCGGTGCCAGCGGTGCCGACTTGAACTTTTCCACTAGTAAATTCAGCTGCATCTCCTGCTGCTGCTACTGCACTTGTCTGCGTGAACTGTCGTCTTACACTTGGTATACCTGGTACGAAGGAACCCCTTGGTTGAAAACCGTATACTGCCATGATTAAAAAACTAATAAATAATTAACCAACTATCAATCTTGAATTGTCTCTATAAAGAGCATATTCAGACTTACTCTTAAAACCCATACTCTGCGCCATAGACCACTCATCTTCTGGTACATATGGTTCTTTAACTGATTTAGTTATCGAACCTTTTGGAGGTGTTGATATTGATGAAGCGATACTTGAAGCTTGAGATAAACCTTTAAGCTCTCCAGTTTCTTCTGCTTCTTTAAGTAGAAGTTCTGGTTTAAAATTACGCTTATACGCTAACTCAATTGCTTCTTTTGGTGTCATAGATCCTTTAGAGTTTCTCTCTATCATACCTGCAGCTTGAAAAATTAGGTTATGTTCTTCATTACTGAGTTCGGTATGTTCGTTAATAAAATCTCTAATAGAATCTTGCCTACTTCGTATCTTTGCTTCTTTCTCTGCCAACAACTCTTGTGCAGCTAACTGTTTAACCGGATCTGGTGTAAACATAGGTTGCTGTACCGTTGGATTCTGTACTTGGCCAGTGTTTTGAGTTGTAAAAGAACTTTGCCAATTAGGATGTCGCTGTCTTACAATCTGATCTGCTTCATACTCGGTATAATTTGACGTTTCCATCAAAGCTTTCTTGTATGTAACAGGATCTCTCATAATCCAATTACTAACAGTCCCATATTGGCTCTGCAACCTCTGCATTTCTTTCTGAACTTGTTGCAGTTTACCATATTCTCTCTTCATTCTAGTGATTTCATCTTCGCCAGAAGCTTGTTCTGACTGGCCGATGTTTTCCTGCTGAGGCTCGTTGACGACCGCATCGGTGTCGTGGGAGCTTAAATCTTCTTGAGGAGTAGAATCACTTATTGACTGGTCCTCAAGTATTTGATTTTCTTCCATGTTACTAAATAATATTATATAAAATTAATCTATCTCATGTAAACTTACTATTAAACTACTATTTCTTTAACTTAACTGGAGCTTTACTAAACTCATTCAACCTATCTTTTAATCTTGCTAAACCTACTACATAACCATGCCTAAAACCAGATGTATATACATCTTGCCTATCATTAGGTGTAGGATACGCCACTAATGCTTCAGACTTGAGCTGATCTATATCTTTAGTAACAAGTCTATCCCATATCTTGATCCATTCACTATCTAATTGAGCGACAAACTCTTTCTTATCTTGTTCGGATAAAATATCGTCATTCATGTTAGTTTTGTAAAAAATTAAGTTTATTATTATGTTTTATTCGAAATTATTATATCCCTTGCATCCCAGGTGGCATCTGATTCGGTAAGTTAATATTACCATCAACTTGCGGTGGCACCATTCCCTGAGGTTGAGGAATCGCTCCTAGAGCCATACCAGGCATCTGTTCTTGCGGTACTCCAGTCTCCATAGGCTTCATTGCTCTCAAACCAACTTGACTTGGTATCTGATCACCTTGCATGTGATATAGGAACTTCTCTATTATTCCTTCTATATCTTTTGCTTGCTTCATAATGTTCTGATCCATCATACCAATCTCTTGATTAATAGTCATCTGCTCTTTTATCTCGTTAAACTTATTCTGCCAAAAACCAAGCTGCTGATCATGAATCATCAAATGTTTCATTGACTCTCCCGGTATCGGTTGAACATTCTTACCATCATTTAACTTAATATTCTGTTGTAATGCTCTAACTATATCGGCCTCTTCATTACTTTCTGGTTCTAATAATACATCTTCTGGTATATCGTTTGTCTCTACTAACCATTGAGCTAATTTAACACCATCAAACAAAGGCAATGGAACTTTCTTAAATGATTCAGGATCATTAGGTATTACAGCAAATGGCATCAATTTATCCCAAGCTTGTTGTGCAACTTGAGCATCGAATGCTTTACTCTTAACCTTGATCGATTCTGCAGATAATTGAATATCTAAATCACCCTCCAAGTTTAAATACTCACTCTTGAGCTCGAAGAATGATAATTCACCTTTCTTAGTGTTTTCAATCAAATCATTATCCTGTATACCAACCTCTTCGTCTTCAAATCTAAATTTTCTAAATACTTTCTGTAACTTTTCTTTATTATCTTCACCTACTATCTTCTTAACTCTAGGTACAGAATAAAATTGAATCATCAACTCAACTATATGCTCTGCTAATTTAATCAAACCTTCACTAAAACTTTCCATTGTAGCTACTATAAATTGATCTACAACTTCTTTATCTATCATTGATTGAGTAGCCGTCTTATCCTTTGTATTTATTCCGATCTGAGATGGATCGAACTGTGTTGCCATTGTAGCATCTTGCTTAATCTTCTCTAATACTACAAACGAACCAGTATCCATTGGTGTTTGAGGTATATACTTTACAACCTGATCTAATGGTCTACCATCAATATTTACTGGTAATACTCTACCACCTGTCTGATTATATGCCTCAATGAATTTAATAAAATCTCTTTCATTAACAATGTAAGAGTCTCTTAACTTCTGATGCAACATATCATACTGCATATTTTTTAGGATCTCTTCCTCTGATTGTAATGCCATTAACTGATCTGCTAAACCTCTCCAGAAGAACCTATGAGTATGCTCAATAGCTCCAATCTTTATATATGTAATCTCTTTATGGTTATATGGTAAAGGTGTAGATCTTATCAATATATCATTTGCTACTATCCGATATTTATCATTCTCTACATCTTCCATTTCTAAGATCTCTACATACTCTTCCTCTTCATCATTTGGTAATTCTAAATCTTTTATTAAATCCTCGTCATCAAAGTTGTTAACCGCTTTTACTTTATCAACATCAAAACAATTTGGATCTTCTTTATATTCTGATTTAAACTGATCTAATGTGATTACTCTTCTACGAATAAACCAATTAGAAGCATATTCTAAACCGTGAATCTTTCTTGCACTAGGTTGTGGAAATACTTCTCTATAATCTATTGGCTCGAATACAATATCATCATACTCAACTACAACTTCTGGATCACCAAATATAGTCTTTTTACCACTATATTCCTTTAATATCTTTTTATCTTCAGCACTCATCAAACTTGGATCTTTCTTCGCTAATCTCACCTTTTTCTCAAGTTTAGTATAATATACTCTACCAAATGCTGTACCATATATCAATGCATCTTTAAACCACGTCGCTAGTTTATACTTCATTCCAGACTTACGGAAGAAGTAGTTAAGAACTTTCTGTATAACTTTAGCTTTTAATTTATCTCCTTCTTCTACTGGTAATACAGTAAAACCAATATTTATCTGCTTGATCTTATGCATCGCAGACTCTACTCTACCAGTAGTCATTGGAGACTTCACATTAGATTTGAAGTCATCGTCATCTAATGGCTTGTACCACATTGACCAAACTTTCTCTTGTCTCTCTCTATAATCAAACCAACTACCATCACCATCTTTTGTCTTTTCCCATGGACAACTAGTTTTTAACCAGTCTAAAGACATTTTGTAGTTATCTCTAACTACTGTCATATCTTTGAAATTATCCTTTACATCTTTACTGGTGGTCATATTATGTTCCTTTTTCCAGCGATTATACAAATCTGTATTGTCTTTTTTAGACTTTTTCTTCTTGGCCATGTTATACAATATTATATATAAAGCTTAGTTTTACTTAGTTTTTATTTTTCTTGTTCTCGTTCGTGCTTCTTCATATGAGCTATCAAACCTAATTTGCCTTTAAATACCTTACCGCAAACTTCACATTTTAAATCGTCTGGTTGTTGAACTTCAACTTTAGTTTCTTCGTGTTTATCTGTTTCACTATTCATTTCTTCAAACAACATATAACCCATAGTGATTTTTTTACCTGTTTGATCTTCTAGAGTAGTTTGTTCAAATCTATCTTTGAACTCTGTATAACCATACTCTGATATAACAGATTCTCCAGCTGGTAATACGTATACACTCTTAGATACTAAATTACCATTTGAATCGAATCTATTAATAATATTAACTCCTCTCAATCTCATCGCATTTTCGATTTCTGATTGAATATTAACTTTCATTCTGCCAGTTTCTGGTGATGTACCAGTTTTAGCTTCTTGTAATTTCTTTTGTATTACTTTTTCTATTTCGTCATATATAGAAAGATCTCCATTTTTAATAATAGAATAATCTTTAAGTAGGTTATAACTCCAATCAAATTGAGAATCTTTAACTACTGGACCATTACATTGGATTCTATCCGCGCCTTTACCATAAAACTCTGTACAAATAGATACTGGTTCACCAATTCTGTAGTTCTTACCGCATCTGGTGCAATGTGGTTTAACTTGATTTACTACTTTGAAATACTTCATGCTATAAAAATAAAAAATAAGTTTATTTAGTTAGAATTCTTTGAACTTTTTTGCGTATTGATTAAGATATATTTTAATATTTATATCGTCCTTGTGTAAAATTGATTGATTTTTTTTTGTAATATCTAAATTTGGAAGAATATATTTTTTCCAAAGTTCGTAATGGCAATCAGGGCATAACTTTATGTCCTTTACTCCCTGACCTACGATTAATAGATCTTTAGATTGAATGGTCTTTTTACATTGGTCACATTGTTCTATCAGGTTGAGTATTTTCATTGTAAATTATCTTGCATTGGGGATATACTTATTTAATTTAGGTACTGATTTCCAGTTAAACGATTCTTCTTGTAATCTATCTGGTGCGTTATCTGCCATATACTCTAAACAAGATCTATGGTGGCTAGTCCAGTCATGTATAGGATACTTAATTGGTGAAGTTGATTGACTAGTTTCTGATCTTTCTGGGTATTTAGCGTTTCTAATACAGTCTATAAAGTATTCGTTATTTTCTGAGTCGATAGATAATTTCTTTAAAAATAGTAATGTCTTTTGTTTTTGATCATAATGTGTTTTATTAGCCCAAGATTTTGTTTGAACATATATGCCATGCTTATTAAGTATCTCTTGAGTTGATATAGCACCCATTTGATAACTTCTTTTAGCTACATCTGGATCACCAAAGTGAGTAGCTGCTTTCCATTCTTTATGTTCTCTGATTTTATCTACGTCCTTTAACGAATATACGTAATGAGCAGAAACAATATTGCCAGTAATAAAAGGAATAAAATACTCGATATCTTGGTTGCTGTTTTCATAACTGTCTATTAAATACCAATGATCAGTTGAGTGGTTCCATTGATACCATTGTATCGCTGTTCCATCTAAACCAAAGTCCCAACTAATAAATAAAGGTAGTGATGGATTATATTGGATTCTTCTTATCTCGCATTGATTGAATTGGCTTGCATAGACCGTATTCTCTAATGAACCTTGGTACGATATATTTAGTTCTCGTTCGAATTCTTCTCCTGATTTCTTAGCTCGTTGTCGTTCAACCCATTTTTCATCTTTTCTAGGATCTTTAGTATAATGAAATGTAAACTTTACTGCTTTACCAGATTGAACTAACTTATAAAAGAAACTTGATCTTCCTGTTGGTGCTGGAGTTGAAATAGCTAATCTAGTGGTAGTAGATTCTCCAGCTGATTCCCACGAACTTTTAGCGAATGGCCAAAAACCTAATTCATCAAATAATACTAAATTAGATCTACCAGCTCTAGCAAAGTTCTCGTTAGCTGATTCTCCCGTTATTGTGTTCTCATTGTCTGGTCTAGATAATCTCATATATGTTCTATGCTTACTAAAATCAAATCCCTCTGGTAACATCCATTTCGGTAATCTTTTAAGGTTATAATCTATCTTCCAAAACAATGAATCTGGATCATCTGTTTTATCTACATAAGATTCAACTCTAGAACCTATTTTAGCATTAAACTCTCTAAATAACCAATGGTGTAATACTATTGGCACTAATAAAGTATATGAAGCTCCAACATCTCTCGATTTCTCAATAACACCATCTTGTCTTGTTTCTAATAACGCATCTACCCATTCTACTAATTCCTCTTGATAATCAAACAAGAAAAAAGGTAAGTTTCTTTCCTTATAAAATTCTTGTCTTGGATCAAAAGTATATGCAAAGTTATTACACCAATATACAGGATCTTCTTTACATTTCTCTAAAACCATCTTTCTATATTTCTGATCGTACTCACACTGTTGGCGGATTTGGAGTCTCTTCAGTAGTTGTTGGCGCAACAACGCTATATTCATTATTTGCAACTAGACTCATTAATTGGTCATTGTTAAGTTTGTGAAAATTAGTAATATTAACTTCTAGAGGTTTACCATCTTTACCAGATATTTCTGCTTTTGCGCGGAGGTTGAACTTGTCTTCTCTTCTTTCTAATATCCAAGCGAATCTTGTCCAACCAGATTTATCAGCTTTAATTTGTGAAATAAGATCTTTAACTTGCTTTCTTCTTGCTTTACTAATTAATAGAACGAACTCGTCTAATAGTTCTGTTTCATTTGAATCTATTTTTTGCTTAGTGTTCCATCTATAAAAAGCAATCTTTGAGATAGGTTTTCCACCTTTTTTTATTATCTCATAGTTTACTTCATCAAGTAATTCTTCATTGGTAAATATAATAGCATTACTATCTTCTTCTACAATATCTTTTGCAATGGAAATAAATTCTTTCAACCTTGATGGTCTACCAGCTTTCATAATGAAGAAATAACCTAATATTAATATATCATATTATTTACTTTGTGAAAACTATGTATAAAGAAGATATAAATAGAGCTATAGATTTGCCCCATGGTAAACAACCTCCCAAGAATCTATAGCTCTATACTGATGCTAGATGTTCTCAGCTGTAAAGCCTAGCACCAGTGTACAACTTTAGATCAATGTACCAATGTATACCATTAATACACCAAATATAGCTAATGGAATAGCTAATTTGATAACATTCTTCCAACTAAATGTTTCGATCTTTATTTCTTTGATCTCTTTCATTATTGATAAATAATAAGTAAAATAATCTTGTTGGTTATTAATGTCTATCACCTTTTTTAATCTTTTTTGAATAATATTGTTCTACAAAAATGCCAGAGAAAAGCCCTATATATACTCCCATTGACATAAGTCCCAACCAGTCAAAGAAATTGTCCGTCATCATCATAAATATTACAGCTATCTGAATTACCCAAAATATAAAAAAGACCTTATC